TCAATGGAGATGGGCTGTATCTTACCGAGGGGCCTATACGATTGCCAAGGCACTTCTACCTTATTCAGTAACAAAGTATGATAAGTTAAAACAAATAGTAGATCATTATGATAAGAAAGAATCAAAAGAAGACATTGAATATAGTGGTGGTAAAGCTTACCGTGTTATATTAAAGATGTTTCATGATCAGATGGAGGAAGATAAAAGAAATGGTAACCATACCAGATTTGATAGACAGCATAAAAGATAAAGTAAGTCATAAATGGAAGATAACAATGGACGTCCCTTATTCTTGGATCGAGCATATTGGTTCACGTATGAACGTATTTGCTTGGCATAAGAGGTGGGGTAATAAACAAAAAGGAACAGGATATGAAAAAAGAGAAAAAAAATAATATAAAAAATTATATGAAAAAATCTATGTTAGTAACGATGAAGAGTGTGTTAGCAGTTATGTTAATCGCCTCTTGTTTGGTGCTACTAAATAGTTGTTCTTATAATGTTAAGGTTGGTAAGAAATGCACACCCGGATCAACGGAGTGGAGTTACCTTTGGTTAGTGAAAGGTGAGACTGATGTCTCTAAGGCCAACTGTGAATGAAGTGGAACAAACGATTTAAGTACCCGAAATCCATAAGATCCGTGATCAACGGTGGAAGGCACTATAGTATTGATGACACCAAGTTACCAAGTGTTACGACTATACTATCCGCAACCCAGTCGGAAGAGAAGCGACAGAGCTTAGCGAATTGGAGAGCGAGAGTGGGATCAGGGAACGCGGACAAGGTGATGAATGAAGCAGCTCTACGTGGGACGAGTATGCACACGTATCTAGAGGCTTATATTAAGGGAACAGGGCACATGGACCTTACAAAGCTGGGTCTACAAGCTAACACCATGGCGCAACGGGTTATAGAAGCAGGGCTCGGGGACCTGGGAGAGGTTTGGGGCACAGAAGTAACATTGTATTATCCTGACCTATATGCGGGGGCCACGGACGTGGTAGGCATTTATGATGGGGCCGAAAGCATAATAGATTTCAAACAGACGAACAAGCCGAAAAGAAGAGAATGGATAGATGATTATTTTACCCAATTAGGGGCATACGCCATGGCTCACAACCATGTCTATGACACCAAGATTCAACAGGGTGTGATCTTAATGTGTTCCAAAGATAACTTGTTTCAGAAGTTTGAGGTATCTGGTAAGGAGTTTCAGGGGTACCAACACGCATTCCTTAAGAAAGTGGACCAATATTACAAAAATGTATCCAGAGAAAAAGAGGGTCAGGATACAAAAAATGATCAAATAGTATAGGAAATTAGCCATTAATTGCAATTGTATCCCTACAATAGGGTTTTTTCAATAAAAAAATGTTTTTGTTTTTTTTTTTTTTAAAAAGTGGTTACAAAGGATACAAAAGCTAGAAGTGTTGTATACCAATGGAAATAACGCCAAATTTGTATCTTTTGTCAGGATACAAAAAGATACAAAAATTATTATTGTTGTATACCAACGCTTTTAAGGCCAAAATTGTATCAGGCGCTATTTTCCTAGCTTATTTAAGCAAAAAGGTCAAAAAGGTTAAATAAGTCAATAACCACAACAAAATAAGGGGCGCGCGCGTATATTTTGCATTTTGCTTTTTGAAATTTCATTGAAAAAAGTCTATACATGGTCTTATGCCTAAAAGGAAGAAGCGTTACAAACATGCCAAGATCGGTAAGAAGAAGTATTACTTCTATACGATCAGATGGTTGGACATCACCGGCGATGCGGGTCATAAAAATAAAGATGAGATGGACAAACTTCCTATCTGTAAAATGATAACTCAGGCTTATATCTATAAGAAAACTAAAAAGTTCTTAACTACATTTAGTTCTTATGATGAAGACGATGAAGTCTTTAGTGATACTAATATATTTCCTATTGGGTGTATTGTGAGTACTGAAAAGATTATACTTTAGTCTTATCTTCTATTAACTGATTAACTCTTCTCATTTTCTCAGCTTGCTTACGCAATTCTTCTTTACGTTTTAATTTATCTTCAGCAGTTAAATCTCTAGTTATAATCTCTTTCCTATCTATAAAGATTCCCATAGCTTTACCTATCATAGCTTCAAACGCAGCAGTCTTTTCTAGTTTGCCTTCTCTCTCCAGCTTATCAGATAATTGTATCTGACGTTTGATGAAGTTCTGTCTGTTAACTACGAATGCTTTATTAACTTCATTCATTCTTCTAGTTAGGTATGCCTGAATGTGTGGCAGTTTCATTAATTCAGATGCTTCTCTTGATGCTCTTGTTGGGCTGTATCCAGCATGTAAGGCAGCGTCAGTATTTGTACATCTACCTTCTTTCATTACTAAGTATTCACAGAATGCACGTTGCATCTGCGTTAGTTCCTGTAGTCCATACTTATCTTTTGGCATTGGGCTGTATTTACTAGCTTTTGGAAAGTCACTCATACTTGCAATATATCCTATATATTGTATATTACAAGACAGAATGGTGAGCGGAAAACAACTGAGAATGGCCTTAGATAAGTTCATGAAATCCCCTGTTTGTCAACATGCAAGGGTTCAAATTGAATTACCTAATGGTGAAATGTATGATTTAACAGCCATGATGTTGTTAGAGAATAAAATATTGGGTACGCGTGAGACTCATAGATTAGTTTTAAAAGCAGAGAAACCTACACTTGTTATGGGCGATGTCATTAAGAAATTATAGGGCAGACACCCAAACCTCAGACCCCCTTGAAAGAGTCTAATTTTTATAAAAACTTCAAAAAGAAATTAAAAACAATTTCGTTTATTCGTATTGAGAATCGTGCATTACTTGGCACTCCTGATTGTCTTTGTCAAAATGCTAACGGGACATTTTTTACTCTTGAACTCAAGGTGACAAAAGGTGCTTCTGAGAGGGTATCCCTATCCCCTCATCAGATTTCATTTCACATGAAACACAAAAAAAATACCTTTGTCCTTGTTGCTTGTTCCCCGGATAAGGGGAAGGTCCGCTTGTACCCCGGTCAACGGATCTTGGAGCTTGTAGACTTAGGCTTGAAGCTTGAACCCTTGGCTTGTGGCTTGGAAGCTTGCGCCTCTGTGCTTGAGAGCTTGTGAGCTTGGCTCACGAATCGTTCTGAATTTTCAGAGTTTAAATTTTCCGCCGAACCGGTTTCCCGGTTCGGGGTTCCACTAACAGGAATTTTTTTGCGCTCCTCGCGAAGCTTTCTATAATAATTAGGATGATGCCAGGTCATGAACAATTGTACATCTCCTGGCAATAGCCATCAAGATCTAGTTCGTCGGTGAAGCAATGCGTAACACGGTCCCCTCCCCAGTAACCTTTAACCTCTTGGTCCCAGAGATCTACCCATATCGTAGGCCCGCCTCCAGCAACTAGAATCTCGGCGCCCAGGTATTGTTTCTTTCTGTCGACTAGGTAACGTATGTCGTAGGTCCCTTCCATCCAGTCGCTGGCAGTTATGTGATCTTTCGGGAATGTGATGCTGTCCGCTATCTCCTTGCACATCCTGCGAAGCTGCTCGTCGCATGTCTCCGGTTTCTTCTTTCGAACTTTACGGTTCTCGGATCCCATAAAGCCATCTTTGTTTTTTGTATAATAATATTCTTTACTCATTTTTTTCTTAGCCGTAGAATTGTTGCTGCTTAGCATAATCTTTCTCCTCCATTTTTAAAAGTTCAATGAACGTCTTAACCGCCTCTTGCGATCTATGTCCATCGTCCCCGGTTACTATGTTCACAGCTGTAATCATGCGCTCAACTGCTTTTGATATTGTTATTGTTTTTTTCATCTTTCTCCTTTGTTAGTGTTTGCGGGTCCGGCGGGTTGGTTATGATGGCCCGCCAGCGTCCCAATCTGTTTATTGTTAGATTGCATAAACTCTATTTATAAACATGCTGCATCCTACAATATCCCTGATTCCTTGTCAACTCTTTTTTATCCTTGGACCCTTGTACATTTTGGGGCGGGCCCACCCTGCTTGAAGCTTGTAGCTTGTGCGTTAATTTTATTTTTTTCTTTGCCTTTACATGAGTTGAGGACCATAAAGGCTAATGAAGTCCTACACTCCGGGCCCGCCCAATTTAATGGGCAGACTAGTACAGGTTATTTCAACCCGGTTTCGGCTGTGCTACCGTTGATCAAGCTAGATGATCCTTGTTTTATTGCTAGCTACACTAACTTGACCCCAGATCCAACAGCGGAATTCTAAAGATATCTCTTTAGATCCTTTCACCAACAACTGATCGATTTGCGCGATGTTGTAATCTATTGGGTCAGGGCTCAAGTTGGGCCAACCACCTGCAACTCGCCGAACGCGCTAGGTAGAGAGAGGTGCTTGACCCCAGATCACAGGACGCCGATCGACTTATTACAAGTGAGCCAACCTGTGATCAGGGCTCAAGGTGGACGGAGGCTAATCTATCCACATTGACCCGAAAGGACTACAGACTACCGACCCTTTCGTTTGTTACATAGACACTTATTAAT